CTTTTCCGCTTAGGACATCCCCAAAAGAAGTAAAGGCGGTTACATTTGCATTTGCTATCGTTGCAGCATCCGTCATGGCAGGCACTAGCTTTTCGCCGATGGCTACCTGTAAAGCAAGAACACTATCCTCTAAGTCATCCAGTTTCTTTTGATATTCGTCTGATTTACGGATTGCCTCGGCTGTAAGTACAAGGCTGTTGTCAATTGAATCGGACATCTTTCTTACGCCATCGCCGCCCCGTTCCAACAGTTTACCCATTTCCAAACCAGAACGCCCAAACTTATCAACTAAAAATTTAGTGCGTTCAACACCTGGGGCAAGAGCTTTATATTCATCCGCAAGTTTCGCAAGTCCTTCCGTAGAAACGTCAACCCCTTGTTTCTGTGCGATCTTCATCGCTGTACTCATGGAATCGTAGCTGATACGAACATCGTCTGCAACTTGAATTAGCCGACTTGCTTCCTCCGATGACACGCCAATATTGCGGGATAGGTTTTTTACCTGTTCAGCGTAGGCTACAAATACCCCGCCAGTTGCCTCCCAAGCCTGTTTAACTATAATCGCCGCCGCACCAATAGAGGCAAACGCTATGCCTGTATTTTTAGCGGCGGTAAGCGCGGAAGTCTGAAATTTCTTGACGCCTGTTTCAACTTGTTTTACGCCTGTAATCGCCCCCTTCGTATCGGCGCCAATCTCTACCAATAGCTTCATCAGCGTCGCCATTATTCACCATCCTCGCGCAAATCTATACCACCAGCGGCGGCGTTGAACATTGAAGCTACTTGTATCATTTCTTCCGTTGTCTGTTCTTTCTTGACATATCTTGGCATGAAGTCCTCTGCCTTATACGCTTTCTGGTTCTTGCCTCGGTTGACATTGGCAATGGTAGAGGCTGTGATCGCATGGCCTAAGTTATCTGCGTTCATCCCGAAAGGTTCTATTGTCGAGAAGGCCATCCACTCTGTAAGTTCCTGGCTCGATATTCTTTCAAGTAACTCCGCAACCGTACATCCTAACTTTAGGGCGAGACGGAAGCAGAATCTTCTAAAGGGTTTTCCTGCAACCCCTCAGCCAGTTCCTTTACATCTTCATTGCCAATACGCGACAATCTTTGAGCCACAATAAAAATCCTTTGCAATGCGGCGGCGGACTTTTTAGCCAGTTCTTTTACGTCATCTTCCGTAAATAATAGATCGCCATTCTCATCACAGACGGTCATGCTGGCGAGTTTAGCGCGGAAGTTCTCGGTGTTGGCCTTCTTGCTTTTACCGTTGATCTGCAATATAAGCATCTCAAATTTATCGCGTGCCTCTCCAGACATGCCGCGCACGTACACATCCCCTCCCCATTCGGGAATGTGCACAAGTTCCTTTACTATGTCATTGGCAAGTAAAACTTCTTTCCTGTTGAGTATCATGTTGTTATTCTTTCTGCCGTTAGGCTAACGTTGGTTGTCCAGTCAGTTTCAGTGTAACGGATGCGGTCAACGCTCCGTCATGCGGCGCAGAAGGCTCGAAACCAGTTACAAACGCGCTGAACGTCCAGGAGGCGGCGGCGGTTGACGGGAAGGTGATCGTCCATGTGGTTGCCGTCCGTATCTTCAAATCGTTGATAAGTCCACCAGCGGCGTCCTTATGGGTTGCCGCGTTCGGGTCGTAAATGATGTCAAGCGTCACTTCGCCAGAGCGAAGGATTGTACCGACATGCTCTTCCCACGCCGCAGTAGAATCGTGAGTCGTCACATCTTCGGTGTCCAGAGATAAACCCGGTCCGCTGATGTTGGTAATTCCTGCGACAGGAGCTGCGCCGCGTAAAAGAATTGCTCCGAATGCTGCATATTTTGCCATTGTTTATTTTTCCTTATGCCAAGATGGGTGCGCCAGTCAATTTTAATTTGACTGCCGCTGTCAATGCGCCGTCATGCGGGGCGCTAGGTTCAAAACCTGTGACAATTGCCGCGAACGACCAAGTCACAGGAGTCGGAAATACAACTGAAAAACCGACTGGAAAACCGTAATCCAACATCGATACGAGTCCAGTAGATGCGTCGTGTGTTGATTCGTTTGGATCGTAAACTAAATCAAGTGATAACTCTCCACTTCGCAAAATAGTTCCTACGACTTCTTCCCATGCGCCTGTGCTGTCGTGCGTAGTAACGTCTTCAGTATCAAGAGATAGGCCGGGTCCTGAAATGTTGGCGATCTGAGCGACTGCAGCTAATGTCTCGCCCGCGTGTGTGTCCGCGCTGGGGGTGGTGGTGGTCAATCCTGTCGCTGTTCCTGTATCACTTGCCATATTCAAATTAGAGATAGTCGCCATGGGAATTTTACGAGTCAGGATAACCTTATCCGTCGCTCCGCCAATGTCAAACAAGGCGCGGACGGCTGCGGCGGTTGCGTCATTGCGCAGGAATGTTCTCACAGTCGCCGCCACGCTTGCGGCGTTCCCATTTGCGACTGCGATAACCAAAGTAAGCGGAGTTCCCGCCATGCCTGTACAAGTCACCACAAAATTAATATTGCCAGGGTTGGATATTGTGCCAACAAGGGTCGCGGTTTCAACTTGCACATCACCCGCGCCCATGTTTAGAACCGTTCCAAATGCTGCTAGTTTTGCCATAGAGTTACCTCAATCTTCCTTAGTCGTTATGCCAGATAATAAAATCCGACATAGAGCGATATAGTTTTGTGTCTGGTTCGTAAGTCGGCACTTCGCTGTCAACTAATGAGCCGTGTATTGTCGTTACCGTGTAGCTGGTGTTTGCCGAATTAGGCGCGGCGGTCAAGCCCGTACAACTCCCGTTATCAATGCTGATATTCAGGTTCGATATGGTCGCGCTATTCAATCGGGTCAATGTGACATACACGCCAGAGCCGCCGACGGTCAAATAGCCTGTGATATTCGCCACACCCTGCAAGGCTGTCCTGATTTTGCCTGCTACGATTGCGGCGGTGTCTGCAAGGACTACCGCGACATTGGTTGTGATGGGCGTGCCTGTCATGCCTGTGCAAGTCACAATGACAGCCGCATTACCGCCCGCCACGCTGGTGATCGTTCCTGTTACCGTTGCCGTTTCAACCTGCGAGCCGATAAGACCAGTCTTGCCATTCAACGCGGCACGTATCTGGTCATTGATCGCCTTTGCGCTGGCGTATGTCTCAGCCCATGCGTCAAACTGGAAACGGGGATGAGCCAACTCGTTACCGATCCCGCTTGAGTCGTGCGATAGTTCACGCGGCGTGTCAATGCGCTGAAAGGTGACACATGGCAAGGTTGCATCATCGGGCATTGAAAACGGATAGACGCGGGTTGAAACCAATGACACCAATCCCGCATAATTGGCAAGGTAGCTGAATAAACTTTCGTCTAATACGGTCATGCCGTCACCCGTTCAATAATCATCTTGATAGTCGCGCCGACTGCGTTTTTTATCTGTTCGTGGTTGTTATCCATCGCTGGGCGAAGGTAGGGCTGGGCGGGGATATGTACACGTTTGGCAAATATGCGACTGCCATCCTTGCCAAGCCATGACAGCATCTTCTTATTCTTAGGCTCAATCACGCCGCCAAATTCCTGAATTCTTGCGTAAATCAGTTCACTGCCTACGTTGACCCATGCCGCCGTAGTGGTTACTTCGTCATCTTCAACGTGGATCGAGGCACGCAACGCGCCTTTATCTATCGGGGCGGCTGGGCGTGCGCTGTTCTGTACAACTAATCCGCCATTCCTTGCGGCGGGTAGCAGGTCGCGCCCACTCAAAGCGTTTAGCACGCCTTTTGTATTGTCAACCAGTATTTTGACGGTGGTTTGGCTCATAAGTCAACCGCCTTCAACGCACAGACATAACCCATCAGCCCGCGATCTTTTATTCCTACAATGTGGTAACGCTTGTCCACAAATGACGTGCTGTCAAATCGGGCTGTAACAGTAATCGCGTCACCTTTGGCGGGTACAACTGCGGCGAATCTAATCTCACAATCCACCGTTTGAACGTCTGCAAACTCGCGCCAATTCTCAACACTCGCCTTATCTGTAAAGCTGCAAGCAATAGCGGTTGTGGTTTCGGTGTAGGTCGGCTCGCCAAATGTATTAGTACCACTCACAACCCGCGCTATATAGTTGGCGGTGTCACCATAAAAACCGCTTACTAAGCGGCCTTGTAAATGTGCTGTCAATCTATCGTTTGCAAGTCTCACGGCTTCCCATCGGGCGCGGTATAAACGCCGCTTACGTTCTCGTAACTGTCGGCACGGTGAGCAAATGAAATGTCAGAGGCAACAGACACGTTTGAAATGGATATATTGAATTGCTGCGCCTTGTCTTTCAGCAAAGTTTCAAATCCTTTGCGGGCTTCGGCATTACTGACACTCATCCAATCTAATCGAAAGTCAGGCTGTGAAAGTTGAGTAATGATGTACTTGATACAAGCAATAACCGCGCCGCCTACGCTGCCCTCGATGGTCAACAGGGCGGTAATGGTTTCATCCGCCAAATATGCGCCCGCGCTGTTTGTATCGCCAATGTGGAAGCGTACCAGCGCAAGGTTTGTTGAAAGGTTGGTTGCAAAAGTAAATGTCATGTTATGCCAGCGTGTAAGATGCCGCTAATGTGCCTGTTGGCGTGCCGTCATTATTCGAGCCGCCCTGAGTGATTAGGACAAAATCAGCGGCGGGAATGTAGAACTGGATAAAGAAATTACGGGAGGCGGTCAAGCGGTATTTCTGCGCTTGATAGGTATAGACGCCGCCCGTCTCTGTCCATTCAACTGCTGGGTAAGCCGTGCCTGTCAATGTCCTCTGAAAGTTTATGACAATATCCAAGCCAGTCTCATTGCCTTTGCTGTAAGTACCAAAGATGGTCAAGTATTCGTAATTTTCAGTAGGCAATACCGCGCCGACTGCGGTTTGTGTGGTCTTTGCAATGGTGGTTGCTGCTTGTAGAATTCCTGTCGCGCTCATTGGTTGCTCCTAATACAGCGTGTAAGACACTGCCAGCGTTCCCGTAGGTGTGCCGTCATTATCAGACCCGCCCTGGGTAAAGAAGATGTAGTCAATCCCTGAGACTGAGTAATCGCGGGTGTAACTACCAGAGGCGGTCAACTTTACGGAGTCACTCCCTGCGGTATAAACGCCTGACGATTCAGTCCACAAAATGTACTGGTGATTTACGCCGTTTAAAGTGCGGTGAGCATAGGCCGTAATAACAACGCCTGTTTCATCACCTTTGACATAATCAAAAAACATCTTGATATTTTCGGCGTTCTCTGTACCAATGTCACCGCCGATTGCAACCTGAATTGTTTTAGAAATTACCGCCGCGCTTTGTAGTATTCCTGTCGCGCTCATAATTTATCCTTTGGGGCTGGTTGGCTTGAACTAAGTTACCCAGCCCCGCTGTTTATTACGATTCGTTGATCGCGGTAGCGAGCAAGCCCGATTGAGTGCCGCCAACTTCGGCGGTGTAAACATAGGTCAGAGGATTAGCGACTGCGGTACAACCAACAATTACGTTGCCTTTGCCTTTGAACACAATACGATGTCCTGCGTCTGTCGCTCCGTCCACAATCGCGGCGGTCAAAGTACCCGCGCCGCTAATAAGATTATGGAATAAGCAATCTTCAAACCACATGGTGAACGTGTCTGTGGTTAGGTCGGTTGCAACCTGTATCAGCACATGAGCGATTGACGATGACCACGAAAGGAAGTCACAGCCAATAAACTTATTGCGCTGGTTGTCGCCCGCGCCAAGATGCACCCATAAGGTAAAGGATGCGGCTGTGCGAACGATGGTATGTTGCCCGAATGTGCAACGAATAAACGCATTTTCACCACCTGAGAGTTTGCAGGAGTACGAATTAGCATCGGTTGCAGTCGGAACCATAAAGAACACGTTTTCAAAGATGTTGCGCTGTCCTGTGACAATCGCCACACCAGAAGCCGCGCCCGCTGCCTTCTCATTGTTGATCTGCAAATTCTTGATTACGCATCCGTTGCCTGAGAAAGTCATAACAGGCGAAAGAGCGGTTGCAGCCAAGCCAACAACACGGCAACGCTGACCGACGCCCAATTGTCCGCTCGTACCGATAAGATGACAATAGGACTTGGCCCAGTCGAGGGAAGCGGCGGGATTCCAGGCGGTAGCACCACCAATAAAGATTACGCCGTCGTTGTATCCATCACGGCATTTGTTATAAGCCTTGAGGAGTGAGTTTGTTGCGGTCTGCGGGGTGGTTGCGTCCGCGTCGGCTGTGCCGTGCGTCGGGTCGCAGAAATACCAGTTTCCGCCCGCAAGCATTACTTCTTGCGAACCAACAGGCACACCGCCCAGCATGTAGACCATATCAGCAAAAGTTGTCATGGTTTCCTCTTAGGTCACGTTATGACCATGAATCCAACGGAAGTCATCCCAGCCAAATGAGTAGCGCATGTATCCGCGATATTTGGCGACAAGGTTGTAATCGCTTGACGGGTCAAGAGCGATTTCAGGATTGACACGATTGAACCAAAGTGCGTTCATTGAGGCTTTGGCTGAGTCGATCATGAACCAGTTGTTAGCATCGGTGAGGTAGGGGTCAACCACAACGCGCAAGCCCTGAGAAGCCAGGAAATTGGCGTCATTGTTCGCGCCTTCGGGTTTGCCGATTGCGTTGACGATCTCATAAGCCTTTGCCTGCAAAGCGGTGGGGACATACAGAACGTTGTAAATCGAAGGCATTGGATAGCCTCGGTCATCGTTCAAATCCGAGCCAGCAACGAGGGTTGCCACGACTGCGGCATAGGAAAGGGCGG